TTACTCATTGTGATACCACGAACGAATGAAGTTGTAACGAAGTCGATCATACCACGACCCTTTAGAACTTCGTAGGCATCACCACGCCCGAATAACTCGGAACAGATATTCGAATATGGTGCTTCGTAAACTTTTGACTTTTCCTTTTGATTACCAGGTAGATAGCCCATATCTCTGGTTGGAACTACGGATCGGACGATTGTGACACTTCTTTGGTCACCATATCCTTCGAGAATGTCAGACAGCGCAAGGTAGAGCGATATGAATGTTTTTCCTGTACCCGCTAAACCGTGTAAGAGAAGATTGTATCCGTCATCGAAGTCTAAGAAAACCTTATCTTGGTTCTGTGTCTTCGCCTGGATATTTCGGATCTTCAGTGAACTATTCTTCGCTTGCTGCTGCTCTTTTCGAAGTTGTCTCCTTTGTCGCTTTGTTAATGTTTTGTTATTAAACGAAGTAACATTGTTGTTTTGATAGTCGTCGTAACCGAGTTGCAGGGACATTGATTGTTCCTTTTTTTATGAGGGTTAAATTGAAATCACCCTTTCGCCGCTCTTGACTTCCTCCATTTTTCGACTGCCTGTCTTGTCTTTACCTCCTTTGTTGACTGTTTGGAACCCATAGAGGCTGCGAGTTCGCTGCCAGGATGTGCTTCTGCGGTCTTCTGCATAACTTCACCCCATCCAGCGTCATTACGAATTCCGCCTACTCCTGAAACGATATTCAGTGAGCGGAGAACTGGTTGTACTTTTGGATTAGCTTCGAGGTACTTTTCTTTTTCTGAGAATGACATAAAGTCATCCCATTCCATGCCTGTCTCAGTGTGATAGAATGTATATTCTGGCATAAGTCCTCCTATGACCTATTTATCATTATGATGCATTAAGAATGCCCGTAAAACCATTGGCCATTCCACAATCCAGGTTATGACCTGCTCAATAATTTCCATAAGTGTTATTTTATCTGTATACTCTGAATTACCAAGATTTATGGCAAACAATATAAGAAAGCAGTGACAGACGGCAAATACCGTGCCTATAGCCATATAGAGATATAGACAGGAAACAAAAAATTCAAACAACTCAACTATCATTTAGTATACTCGATAATTCTTGATATGTCAACCCACCAACATCACGTTTACACATGAATTGCCAAATGGTGATGTCACCGTCCATCTGTGGATAGCAGAAGATAAAATCAATGTCCCAGTTCTTGTCGATAAACCAGTTGAGGTAGTTCATGCGACGTGCCTGATCTTCAAACGATGCTCGTGTTGTAGGACCATAGTTAAGGGTTCCATCGTACATATTAGACGTACCGATATCCTCTCTAGCAACAATGAAGTCAAATCCAATCATCACCAGTTGTTCATTGCCGTGACGGATTGCTTCAGTCATAGCATTCATACCTGCATTAGAGCGTGGTGTCCGTGTGCCAACAGGTGCACCATAGAGTTCTACAGGTTCGTATTTTTCTTCTTCGGGTGGTTCGATAAACTGGTCGATTGGAAATTCTTTTTGATTACGAATTTCAGCAATCATCCCGTCATCAATAGACACCAACCAATCAGGATGGAAGTCTCTGTATAGAGCATTGCACCCGTAAGTCGTACCATGGGGTGCCAGAGTTGTGAGGTCAAATTTTGCACGGCTTTCTCCATTACCGATAATAAAAGCAGTCTTCTTACTTAGGTCGATCATCAATGTAATCCCTGTTTTCAATTAGATCAGCGTTAAGATCTTCTTTCTTACGCCGACTTTCACGAAGTTTTTTAAACTTCTTTGCTTTACGGTTATCAGACTCTTGATAATCGTAATCATCATCATCCCATTTTGAAGAGGGGTTTTTAAAAGTTTTACCCATTTTACCAGCCTACGGTGTCCTTTGGAAAAGCCTCAATTACAGTCTTCTTAGTCAAACCCTTGTAAGGTGACTTCTTATCTTTCATTGCGATAATAAGTTTAGCATCATCAGGGTCCAGCGATTCAAGAAACTCAATAAACAGTGTTTCTCGCTTGATAGGTTTCATCTGTGGATATTCACCCATCATAAAGATCTTCACACGTCGAAACTCAGAAAACAACACATGCTGCAAATCTGTCTCTTTTGCTTGTGCCTTGTATGGCGGTGCACCTTCTGGCAAATCCCAAGTAATGTTTTCTTTAAAAATATATTTAAGCATCGTGAAGAAATGTGGTTGTTGCCTTGCTTCTTGCAGTGCAGCAATTTTATCTTTCTTCGCTCGTTTCTTAGCAGCCTGCTCAAAAAGTTCTGCCATTCCGATTTTCATTTAAAACTCCTGGATATCACTCATAAGGTTTTTGAGTTTGTTTTTAATAAAATAATTCAGCAATAATGAACGATCCTTACGCTCATAGTTCGTATATTTATATATGACTTCTTGTCGAATGTCATCTGGCACTCGTGTCAAATCTATCAATTGAATATTGCGGAGATAGTTACGTTTTACCTCACCGTCGAATGGTGTGATACCACGCTTCATCTCATCAATCATAGCAGCAACCTTCTTCTTAGTCAAGGGTTTCTGCCGTAGACCATTCACAAATACATCATCACGAGACATGATGTTAGGAACACCGTCACCGCTGTCACCACGAATAACATGCTCGAACAAATACTCCATAGGGTCATCAACCTTAATCATCTTCTTAGTGATGGGCGAGTATTGCGAAACATTCTTATACCGTTGCAACTGAGCGAAGTCCTTATCACCCGAAACGATCATAATCTTCTCGCCGTTGTTGCCGTATCGGTCAACCATAGTAGCGATCAAATCGTCTGCTTCTGCTGACTCAACCTGTAGTACGACGTAAGGAAAGTTCTCTTTGACCTCTTCCTTAATCATACTCAGCGTATTGAAAATCATATTCCAGTCAAGCGATGATGACTCACGGGTCTTTTTCCGATTAGCCTTGTAATAAGGATACACCTTCTTACGCCAATAGTTTTTGTCATCACAACAAATAACAAGTTCGCCATAATTAGAAAATCGACTTTTAAAATTACGAATGGAATTTAAGACCATGTGTCGAACCAAGTCTTCACCAAAGTCTTTGTTTCCACTCGCAAGAATGCCAGACAAGCACACCTGCGAAAAATCAAGTAAAATCATAATTCACCTTATAGGTTAAAATTCTTCGTCATCAAATAGACCTTCATCTTCATCTTCCATAATAACCAAATCACCCTTCTCTGTCAAGTCTTTTAATTTCTCTCGGTTATCTTCAAGTGCCTGATAGAGTGGATGGTCAACATTGACTGAGTTATACAAAAGGGCTCTCAGCATTTCACCGACTAAAACAAAATCCTGAAAGAATGCTTTGTCGTCAATAGGGAATCCTTGCAAAAAAAGTTTAGATCCCATGTTGCTGAACATAGAGTTGACGACCTCATCTACCAGCATCATTCGATGGATAGAGATAGATTTGACCAGTTCTTCTTCGTTGGTTGGTAGAAGAGAGTGACCATCAACCATCCTATCTTTAGGAAATTGTATTACATTGTCGTTAGACATATTGATCCCTTTGGGGTTGTGCATGTGCTTGTATTTATAGATTATTATCTTCTTCAAACATCTCTTTGGTATACTCACCGCAATCAGGATAGATAACGCCAACCCTACGTTTAATGAACCCTTCATCGTCATATGTCGATGCAACCGAGCGATACTTAACACGATGCTCTTGGTTTTCACCATAGAACAGATCTAACCAGATGCCAGTACGCAGATAGCGTTCCATATTATGGACGTAGGTATCTAGGACACCAACCCGACCCAATGCTTTCTTATCGGTCTTGGCATCCTTTCTAGCAGCAGCCAGTGCCTCTTTGTTAGTCTTCAACCACTTCTTCACCTTTGCTGGTGAAATGGCATGGTCATCTTTTAAATCACGAATGTCTTTATGCAGACTGAGATTTTTAGACTCACCCTTTGCTGCTCGTGCTTTAGCAAGACGTTCTGCTGCTGCGGCACGTTGTTCCTTTGACATGGGTTTACGTCGCTTACGAGTTTTAGCGACTGGTGTTTTTGGTGCTTTAGCCATATTCATAC